GGTAATTCCTGTAGATGATGTGCCTTGTCCCCATTGAGAGGGGATCCAAACGCGGTGTCAAGAGCAACACCCTTCATATATAGAGCTATAGGTCGCCCATTCAGTGATTCATCCATAGTTAGGATGGCCATCAATTCAGGGTTTTCTTCGGCAAATTGCTTTATAGCCGGAATTACTGGTTCCAAGTAATCCTCTTGGGCCCATCGCCTTGCATCGGGTGGTGGTGGAGGGTAAAACTGTGTTTTCACCAATATTGCACGGTTGTGATCGACCCAAGGCTTAGACATATCTGGTTTCTTTGTGGCATTTGGAACGCCAGTGCGAGCAACCAAGGCATCACAAATAAGGGATTTCTCCACTCGTGACCGATACTTTGGTAGGACTGGATCATGTCCTAATATCTCCACACCTGGGAGCGGGGTGCCATCATGAAAAATCGTGGCTTGAGGAAGTGCTCCTTGCTCCTTTATGAAAGTCTTACCATATTTCTCGCCGGTTTGTTCGCATGCCTCCGGTACGTTCATGAATGAAGGACCCTGTTTCAGAGCCTCGCGAGCTCGTGCATAATCGTGATATGTGATCTCCTGAGCGTATCCGTACTTTTCTCCCGGACTGGGTCCAGGAGATCCAGCAACATGGAAACCTAATATGACGCCATCTTTCCTGTCGGCGACCACTGGACTTCCACACATTCCCACCAGATTGACCATAGTGCTATACTTCACTCCACGACCAACGGAAAAACCTCCGCTATCAATGTCCGTCTCGTACTGAGAATTGATAGTTAATAAGGTGAAAGTCGACGGTCCATCTTTTCGGATGAAAGTGCTTTTAAGTCGTCCATCACCAGATTTTGTAGGAAGTAAGTTTTTAGAACAATTCTTCACCTTGGGCGCATTTGCTATAAAGATAATGACCATATCTTTGTCAGCTATGCGAACTGCCTCCGCAAAGCACATGCGAGCTTTATGTACGTAACCACTACATTCTAATGTACAGTCGATATGATCAGTTGTTTCCTCCTTGAACATATCAGGTTTGAAGTAATGGCGAGAAATAAGAAGTATACCGGACTCCATGTACATAGCTCTGATCTCTCTCTCTTTTCCTCCTATTTGTCCTCTGACAATGACTACATTCTTCTTAATAGCATTGACATTCTCATTGGAGGTTCGGCCAACCCCTAAATGGGGGGTTGGAGCCACTTGTGGTTTGAAGCTAAACCAATCATTCCAAGAGGTTCGCTTCTCACCCACAATTTCCGCTTGTGGGTCGTTCTCCTGCCGCATATTATTGTAAAGACAAATGGCTGTGGCTATCACACCAACCAAGCCAATAGCTGTGGGAATATAACTATTGTATTCACAAACATTACGCTTCATCCTATCATACAAATCCTGTTGAAGCTGGGGATCAGGTTGAATTTTTTCCTTAATCTCTTCATACCTCTTTTGATACCCCAAACTTCTGCGATGCCACATAGAAAGGAATCCCAAGACTAGCACAATGAGAGCAAAACACACTGGTAATTCCCACCAGCTCAATGTCTTCACCTCATATACTTTGATATCTTCAATCTCCTTCGTGAACCACCAATATCGTATTGCACCTAAAATTGCCTGGGTGCGGTACAATCGGTGTGCAGTAGTGGGTATTGCATTGTATCTAATAATCCAACGAGTGATGTAGGGAATGTCTAAAAGTGAATTGACATACTCCACGTAGTACATGCAAGATGGTAAAAAGATGCTCAAAAATCGCAAGTAAATTATCCACGACCATGACTC